TGTATCACGAAGACCATTTACTTTTTCCACGAATTTATCATATTCACTTGAAATTTGATCATCAATTTTTGCAAGAGACTCGTTATAGGATTTTGTTGCGGAAGTTTCTTCTTCTGTTATTGCTGATAATGAGTTTGCAATAGAATCTCTTTCGGGTTGTTGTGCTACTCTTAATTCTTCTATTTTCTTTTTGTTGTTACTAAATAACCCACCACCTTTTGATTCTAGTTCACTTTTAGATTTATCTAATACAGCAAGACGATCCAATAATTGTTGTCTACGCAATCCTCTTGATTCTGTGTCTGTTTTGTTTCTATTAGCAAGTGCTTCTTGCCTTTTTCTTCCATCTGCTACAAAATCATCATATATTTTTTGAAATCCTGCAATCGTTTCGGTTTTTTTATCTTCTACAGTAACATCTGTATTTTTAAGTGTTTCTATTTCGGTTTCAATTACTGTAATTTCTTTATTAAGTGTTTCTATATTATTTTCATGCATTTCCACCCGTGATCGTGTGTCATCGTAAGCATCACTTAAAAATCCATAAATTCCCAACGAGGTAATTCCAATTAAAACCACAACTGCGATTGTGCAATACCATTTTAACATACTTGGAATTCTTTCCCAATAACGATATAAAAATGAAGTCATTGCCAGTTTTCCTGCTTCTAATACACCTGCCATCACCATGGCTGCAATTGCCGCACCTGCAAACAATAAACCGATACCTCTTACTGAAAAGAAAGCAGCCGTTCCTGCTACGGCAAGTGCCAGTCCTCCTATAATAGCAGTAAATAACTTCATACTAATACATATCTCCCTTTTCTATTTTCGTAATTCTACCAACATACTTTATTATATGTATAAATATAATATAGTTATAAAAAAAGAGGGTAAAAAAATTACCCTCTTTGTTTTTAAGATGTTTAACTTAGTAATTAAAGAATTTTAACCTTCTTTGCTTTTGTTTCAATTACTTCTCTTTTTGGAATAGTAATATTAAGAATTCCGTTATCAAACTTTGCAGAAATCTTATTTACATTCAATGTTGCATCATCAACCTTAAATGATCTTTTGAATGAAGACCTCTTGAGTTCTTTATATACATACTTTACATCAGGATCCTCAATTTCGTTTTTCTTGTCACCTGCAATTGTAAGCATCCCGTCTTCATATTCAACAGAAACATCTTCTTTTCCAAGTCCTGCTATTTCTGCTTCTATTCTTACTTCCTTGCTTGTGTCTGCAACATTTACACGTGGGTATGAACTATTTCCAAAAAAGTTTACTCCGAATTCTTGTCCGAAGTTTGGAAATGCTTGATTGACCATTTTGTCAAAAATAGAGTCGAATGGAGTTAAAAATTCGTCTCGTAAATTTGGAACGTGTTTACCAAGTCCTGTTCCATTGGACTTATTATATCCGTAGTTTTTCATTTTATTTATTCCTATTTTTAGTTACGAATCCCGTTTTGGGCATTCGGTGAACAACCTCAGGTGAGCATTGCTCTTTTTATAAATATGTAATATATGTTCTTTTTTTACAACAATTCTTTGGATTTCAAAAATTCTGTATATTCTAGTGTTGTTGCCATGTGGTCTGCCCAATGTAAAATTTTTGGCAAAAGGGTTTTTAGTTCACCACCGAGACGGAATGATTTTAAATAAAATTCATTAGATTCATCATACATTCCGTCTGCTAGTTTAATTCCCAAAAACTCTTTCTGGGTCATTGTTATTCCAAAGTGATTGAGAAGAAAAAAGGCACGATCAGGAACCGTCATGCTTTGAATATCAGGATTTATTTTGAACATTGATCCTTGGTTTTTTCTATGCCAATCACTTTCTTCAGGTAAATAATAATCACCAGTTAAGTCTCCAAGTTTACCCAAGTCATGATTTAAGGCTGCGAACATGAGTTCTTCTTCTTCAAAATCTACTTCCCCACCCAATTTTTTGAAAAGTAGACACATTCCTTTTGCAGTTCTTGTTACATTTAAAACATGGTCTATGTATCCACCAGTAAAAGCATTATGATATTGTACCTTTCCACTTGCTGGTGCTACAAGTGCTTTTAATCCAAGACACCCATCGTCTGTTCCGTACATATGAAGAAGTTTTTTTTGTCGTTCTCCTTCAAATGTTTCTTCAATAAAGTTTAAAAATGATTGATAGTTTTCTTCAAGTTGCTTTTCTGTATAATTCATATTCCCATTATATTATATTTTTTGGGATATGTTGTCAATAAAAAATAGAGTGAATATTCTGAAGTATGTTATATTGCTCTTCTATTTTCATTTTATTTACTTCGTTTTGTAAGTTAAAATAAAAGTTTTTTGACTTCTTGAGGACGAGGTTTGATGAAATTAAAAAACACCCACTTGTTGTAGTTTGCTTATTCTTTGAAAAAGTTGTTTTTTTGGGAAATAATAATTGAAACTCGGCATTGTTTTTTTCATACTTTTGTAAATTAATATTATTTATTACATTTTTCAACAAACTTATGTCTTTTTTGTTTTTTGAAAATAAATTATTTGCAAATAACAACGTTTCATTCGGGTTTAAATCATCATAAATTTTAATAATGTGTTTCAAATAATATGTCAAAGAACTTTTTTTGATTTTAGTCTTACGCATTCCTGCTCTTGTATAAACAAGTTTTGGTTCTTCATTTATTATTGCTTTTTTTACATTTGGGTTATTTACATGAATTTCATCCAAGAAATCTAAACAAATCAATCCATGTGCAGGAACCTCCCAAACTCTTTTTGGTTGGCACTCTTGCTTGTCAGTTTTTTTGAGTGTACTTGGTGTAGTGATTTGAGTGGGTATATTCTTTTTTCTTTCACGATGTTTTATTTGTAAATTGTTTTGTGAAAGTTGCAACTCATCAACAGAAATTCGTTTGTTCGTTGCACGATTGTCCCCACCTAAATTTTCAAACAAAGTTCTATTAAATATAGCATTGTTTTTATTTGCTTTGTCGTGATACAAGTGAAATGCCTGTGAATTAATAAATGTTTTTGTGTGTGATTCATTTAATCTATTTTGAACAAAGTCTAGGTCTTGGAAACCCCATCCTCTGAAATCTTCATTCATACCTCCCACACTTTCAAAAACACTAGACTTTACTATAAAACTATATTTTCCGTCCTGTGAGTTGGTGATGTACTCTGTGTTTTGGAGTTCTATTTTACTTAGACTATATAGTGACTCAGTTTCTTCTTTTCCGAGATGCACAACACTTGAAAACGGACGAATAAAATCATAGTTATTGTGAGGTGTGTTGGTAACTTGATCTACTACGTAAGAATAATCTGTAAAAAAATCTCCATCCATGATCCAAATAAAGTCAGAGTTTGTTTGCATGAACGCACGATTTATTAATATTGATTTACTGAAATACTCATTTTCAATAACATTGCAAATATAGTTTACATAATTAAATCTTTTTAAGTATTTTTCAACAATGTGACTTTGTTCTGTTTTTTGTTCATATACAACTACATCGATGCCAATGCCTTTTAGTTGTTTTATTAAAAAACAAAAATTGTTAAATCTATAACCGTGTAGGTTGTAAATAGGAATTATTATCGTCATAGGTTACACAAATTAGAGGAGTAGAATGTGTCATCCATTTGTTTGATTTCATCTAATGTGAAATGACTTCCTCTAAGTGTACCATTAAATTTAAAAGCAACACAACATGATGCACGACCATCAGGTTCGTTTGCATTTAGTGTCAGTCTTATTGTTTTTCCTATCAATGACTCGGTTGCACCTATTTCAATTAATGTAAACCTTGGGTCATAGTCTTCAGATGATCTGTTGAGGTCAGGATAAGCGTGCTTGGTTGTAAGTGCATTGTTATCATAGATTGTCATAAATCTTGGTTCGTTACCTGCTGGTAGGTTTCTTGGATAACATAATTGCATATTTTCTCTCATATTCTTCCAAGAAACAATCATCTGACTTGTTTGGTCTATCTGTGAGAAGTCGTATGGTGACTTGGTTGGGTCAAATGTATAGAATTTTGGATCAATGGTGTTTCCTATAATATCAACATGAGTTGGATCAAGTATCTCAAGGATTGCAACTTCTGTTCCAGAACCTTCGGTTGTTGTGGTTGATATAATATTATATGCAGTTTCTGGTTCACAACAAGATGTGCTATCACAGGTGACTGAAATTTCTTTCTGAGGTATAACACGATTTGCCCAATGATTTGGATGTAGTTCTGACCCGTCATTATTTACGACTTTTAGTTTAACAGGACTTGTTGTGATTCCTTCATTTGTTTCAGTTGCTGGAAAGATTTCAACTTCGGGTGCATCGTTTGTCAACTTAAACGAGGTTATAATCGGATAATCAAGTTCTTCACTACTAATTTCAACATACAAACTATCTGCCATTTCTACGATTGCGTTACATTCGTGTGTTGAGGTTTCATATTTTGCAATTGGTTCATATGTGTTAGTTGATGGATTTAATCTAAGTCCATATCCTTTGTTTGCTCCTAATATTTGATAAGGACCGTCTTCTAAATTTGCACACGCAGATGAACTGCTTCCTTCACAATCTATACATTGATTAATATCTTCTTGTTGTGTTGGATTAAATAAATTGTTGTTGAGTCTTATATTTTGCTCACCAAGTTTTATGTTGAATATAGCACCATCTGTAATATCGTTCATTTCAGATTCTGCGAGAATTACTTCACCTGAACTTGATTCGGGTGATGTAACATAGGTGTTATCTACGTCTTGTTTATCGTTTATAATTTCTTCATTGCTAACCGTACGACAATACTCGTCTACAAGTAAATTTGGAACTCTTTCAACTGCTGGATGTTCTTCCATGATTTTGAGTCCATCTAGCAATGTGTTGTTTGGGTTCATGATTGGTGTTGTTTTGACTGCAACTCTTAATTTACCAACTCCGTTGATCCCGTTTCTTCGGATATCAGGATTTGTGCTTACTATTCCATATTCAGTTGATCCTGCCACTATTTCTGCTTCCCAATAGTTACAAGTTTCACTTGATGTTCCTTGTTGTGCGGCTGCTTCTTGTGCAGTACATAGTTCACCAATTGGTATGTATCTTGTATAAACCTCTTGTCCTTGTAGTTCATCTCTAGGTCCAACCATTCTGTCGTAATCTAGTTGTATGAACAATGGATAACGACTTGATAGAGTTCCGATATTCGTAACACGAACTCTCCAACCTCCATCTATTACCTTCGTACTTATTGAGTATTCTTCTCTTAGTTCACGTCCACCTGTTGGTGATCCTGTAAGTGGTCTATATGATAATACAACTGCTTCTTTCTTACCAGTTGCAAGTATAAGTGGTTTACTTATAGCAGGTTCAAGTGTTGTTACATTGTTTGCAATTCCGTAAATACTTACTGCATCAGGAAATGATCCGTCCCACAAATAGTATACTTGTCCAGGATATAGATCGTTTGACAATTTATCTGAAAAAGAAATTCTTCCTGCCATAACGATTGTTGCATTAAAATTAATTACATCACCATTTTCATCAAGTTGCTCGGTTTGTTGTGTTCCGTGACAATCAACTGATACACTTTCTACTATACCAACCACCTCAATTAAGTGTTCCATATCAATTTCGTTGTTGATGTCAATCGCAGCCATTGCGAGGTCATATCCACCCTGTCCACTATTTAATTGTGGATTCCAACGAACTGCGTCACCTACCTTTGGACATTCGTAATCAAGATTTACTTTAATTGCAATTCTGTCAGATTCTAGTCCGTGTCGTTGTATTTCACGTGCAACTTCTTTGCGAATTACCTCGTTTAAATTTTGAGGTGAACCTAAGTTTGGTACTATATCTGATGTTAAATAGTCTTTAAGATTTATTAGTTCTTGTTGTGTTAGTTCGTTTTGTGATACCCAATTTACATTAATTGAGTCGGTTGATACATTTAGTCCACATGACCCACCACTATTCGATGACGCAGAACCACCGAAGTTTTGACAACCTCTTAAATTGAATGCTGATCTATAATTTCCCATTTTATGAATTAAAATCTAAGTTTAGTGTTTTTAGTGGTTTTTGTAAAGAAAGTTGCCATATAGGTTCTGTATTGTTGTCTTCAAATAATCTTCTATATACATATATATTTTCAACTTTAGTATTTAATTTACCATCTTCAACATTTTGGGAAATATATGTTACATAAGCATGGTCACCCTCTGAACCAAATCCATAAATACCCTGCCAAGGCCATACTGCGTTTAGATAATTTTTAATTTGTACATCGTGGTGAATTTTCTTTGCAAGATTTTCTTCTACAAGATTTCCTTCTGAGTCATATGTTTCGTCACCTGTGTGTATGTGACATCCCTCACCTTCTGTTGTACATCCGTAAAAAGTAAAATGCTTGTATCTAAAATTTCCTATATCGTATAATGATCCCATTTTTTATACCTTTCTCCAGTTTCCTCCTACATTTCCAACACCTGCACTTATTTTTTGATATTTATAGTTAGTTATTGTTTTGGACGTGAAATTAATTAAAACAATATTTGCTAAATCAGATTCACTTGCATCATCCCATAAACCATTTAATTGCTCACTATAAACAAGTTGTGTTTCAGAGTCTGCCCAATCACTTACATGAAAAGTCCGTTCTTCATTTTTAACAGTGAAGCAAGTTTCGGTTTGAAATACTTCTGCAAGATTGCAAGTATCAATTGTGTTTGGATATGCAGAACGATCAAGTAATACAATCCTGTCATCGTCTATTGCATGAAAAACTGGTTTAGAATATGCCCCCACACTTCCATCTCCGGTTCTTCTAAAGAATGGATTGTGTAATGTGCTATTTCTAAATGGTGTTATCTCACCAAATATTTCTCGAAATTGATTTTCTTGTTGTGGTGTTGTTACACTTTCAGGAAATGAAGCATTCTCGGTTGGATTTAAAAAATTAGAAATTTCATTTGTTGTGTAGTCATAAATGGTATTTCTTATAATACCTGTCTTTAGGTTTGGATTTATATTAGATTGATTGTTTATTTCATACGCATCCAAGTAATAGGTGTATCCTTTTTTAAATATTTTGCTCACTCCCTCAGGTTTATCGAACTTTATCATTCCACTTGTTTGAATTTGAAAATAATCAGATGTTGCCACTATAACCATGCCTAAAACTTCGGATGCGTAGGAATCTTCTGAGTCTGGTAAATGATTTGAGTCAGTCTTTTGTGCGGCCGCATTACTAAGTACATAAGGTGATTCACCTGTTGCCGCACCCAAGTTGTCTGGTTTTACAATTTCAGGATTTTCATCAGAGTATTCAATAATTCCCTCTGAATTAATTCTTGGTTGGTGGTTTCTTTTTACTCTTACTATATCTCCAACTTTAATGTCACTACATGATGCCGTATATTCAATTATGAATTTTTTTGCTTCTTCTTCGTCACCCTCACATACAAGTCCACGATAATTAACAATGACACCCGATTGTTTTCCTGTTGCAATAAGCATCGGTTTAGATACATGAACACCGGTAGTTTGTAATGAACTAGATGGATCAAACTCTGCAAGACACCCCTGTGTTCCAAGAAAGTATGTTCTTCCGTCAACAAGTTCACTTTGTACTGGTGGTTCGTTTCCTGATAAAGTTTCATTTTCTATAAATACAAGTTCTTCAAAATCAATATGACCATTGAAAACTATATTTATGTAATGCTCGGTTTCATTTGAACTTTCGGATTCAACTTCTTTTATTTTTCGTATAATACCTACTGCCTCTGCACTATCAACATCACCTGATGTTGCTTTTTTAAATACAACTTGTCCGTTTGAAATCACACCACGTGTAATAACATCACCGACACGATATATTTCAAGTGGATCAAAGTTGGATATATTTACTGAAATTTCGGCGGCACCAGGTGCGTCTGTAAATTCAAGTCCTGTTGCATCATCTTTGATTTTTATGTATCCTCCACCAAATCCTGTATATTCGTTTGGAACGTCTGCAAGATTTTTAAGATTAATTCCTACATCACCTTGTTGTAAGGTTGCAAGTTCAGATGCTAATGTAGATGCCGATATTGCTTTTGTTTCACCCGTTGATGAAGAACCATAAGATGGGACTGCATCACGATCAACAACCAATAGCAGGTCGTTAGACGAAAGTGGGTCTGTGTTACCTCCTAGAAGTTTCTTTAAATCTGTAATTTTCTGATTTGCCATTGAATGAATAGTGTCAATATAAATATATGTATATTTTTATATTTCTATAAATATAATCTATTTTAAACTTTTTATCTTCTTAACGATAAATTTAACTAATTCACTACGAACAATATCATCTTCATTAAATCCAAAGCATCTAATTCCTTGCTCTTTTGATTCATCATCTGAAAAAAGTCTTGTTATTTGCGTGAATCCACTTTTATTTCCTATATCACTCTGCATATCGTCTCCACAAATAAAAACTTTTGTATTTGGTCCTATTCTCGTAATAGTTGTAATAATTTCTTTTTCTGTTAAATTTTGTGCTTCATCGATCAAAATAAATTTATCCTCCCAACTTGCACCTCGTAAAAAACCAACAGGAATTCCATATATTCTTTCTTCTCCTTGTAAGTATCTTACATCAACTGGTGATAAAAATTCTTGTAATTTGTCTTTGAATGGTTCTAAGTAAGGAGCCATTTTATCATCTTGTGCTCCTGGTAGAAATCCTAGTTTTGAATCTGAACTTTCCACAGCACTTCTAATGTAAACCATTTCCGATACCATTTGTTTGTTCATTAATTCAAGACCACAATAAACACTAATATATGTTTTTGAGCATCCTGCAGGTCCTGGTACAAAAACTATTTTTGTTTTTGGATCAAGTGCCACGTTGATAAATTGTTTCTGCTTGTCTGTAAACTCTTTGTGAGAAATATTAAGAGGTCTTGATAATCTATTGTTTTCAATTGACTCAAGTAAATGGCATTCGTTTATTGTGTTTTTTGCTACTGTTTTTGATTTTTTCCTTGACATGATGTTTTTAACCTCCCATTCTACTAGCTGTACTATTAATACTTATTCGTCTTTAATATCTACTTCTACTATTTTAATTAATTTATTTATAATATTACATTTTTCATATTCTTCAATAGAAACATAGTAGTCTAGTAAATTTTTTAGATTAGAAATGTAATTTTTCTTCTTGATCAAGATTTCTAGGTTTGTATCAGAAAATTTAAAAAAGTAAATCTTTTCGCAAACCTTTCCATCTTCTATGTTGTCACAGAATGTGTTGAAAATATGTTCCATATATTCTGGTTTTCTGTTTTTTAAATCAATATCAAGATCAGAATTGTTATTTGGTATTGTAAATTTTTCAGAACTCATTATATATAAGTATACTAATTAATATTAAATTTCAAAAATGGGTGTTTTTAAATTCTATAAAAATAAAAATAATGATAACGAAGGCAAATCGTCTTCTAATAATAGTTCGTCAGAGCCTTCTAAGGAGATTTCAAATAATTCCGATGACAATACTAAAAAAGAAAATGTGGACAAAGATAATAATAAAAACTATTATGAATCCGAATCCGAGAAACTAGGTTTTAAAAAACTTGCAAAGAATTTATCTCAATCGTTAATTGCTTGGAATAAAGCAGGTCGTCCAATTGTGAGTACCACGCAATGGGATTATCGTTTATCTATATGCAGAGGTTGCGAATTTTGGCAAGAGGTTGGTAAAACGCAGATCGCAAGATGTAAGAAGTGTGGGTGTAGTAGTGGCAAATTACTACTTGCTACAAGTTCTTGTCCATTGAATCCACCTAAGTGGAAAGCATACAAATAATTATAAAAAAATACTTTTTATAATTTTTATCAAAGAAAACTAATATTAGTAAATATTTATGTATAATGAATGATGCAAACTACAAACTAACAACAGTAAAGGTCTTATCTGAGAATTATTCAAATTTCAAAGTTGATACCCTTAATACAGAAATGACACTGCAAAAATTGGTAAATCGTGCGATTCATCTATACTTAAATGATGAAAATTTTAAGAAGCAAGTAGATGAATCTACACCAGTTAGCAACAACTCAAAGTATTAAGTTGACAAAGAGATGGTGATAACCTACATTAAGTAGGTGCAGAAAAGAAAAGTAGTTATAGTAAGTGATGATATAAGGTATCCGTCGGGTGTATCTAATATTTCCAAGCAATTGATACTAGGTACTATTGCAGAATACGATTGGGTACAAATTTCAGCACAAGGAAATAACCGGGAGTCGGGATCAATTATAGATGTATCAGACTCGGTGAAAAAAATAACGGGTGTAAATGATGCATACCTACGACTTTATTGTACAGAAGGGTATGGTGATTATGCAACATTCAATAAAGTTTTAAATACTGAGAATGTAGACTTGTTATTGCATATGTCAGACCCACACTATTTTAGCTGGATATATGAACATGAACACGAAATCCGAAAAAAAATACCAATAGGATATTATCATGTTTGGGATAATTACCCAATTCCCACATTCAATGAGCATATTTACAAAAGTTGTGATTCTATATCTTGTATTAGCAAACTAACGCACAATATAGTAGAATCTATTGTTGGAACTGACGATAATGTTTGTTATATACCGCATGGTATTGACATAGATATATTCACAAAACAAAATGATGAAAATATTTCATTATGTCGCAAAAACTTACTTGATTCAGGATGTGAATTTGTATTATTTTGCAACAATCGCAATTTAAAAAGAAAACAACTTTTAAGTTTACTTGAATCATATAATTTATTTTGTGAAAACATAGGAGACGAAAAAGCAAGCAAGACATTGTTGTTAATTCATACCAATCCTATTGGCAAACACACATCCAATCTATATGAAGCATCTGATGCTATTAATAAACTTGGAAATGTTAAATTCTCCGAATCTGTGGTATCTGAACAAACACTATGCCAAATGTATAATGTTGCGGATGTAACAATAAATATCGCAAGCAACGAAGGATTTGGTTTGTCTACAATTGAGTCTTTATCGTGTGAAACACCTATTATCGTAAATAAAACAGGTGGTCTTTCAGAGCAGATTGACGAAGATAATACGTGGGGAATTGGTATCACACCGAATAATAGAGTTTTAAACGGAAGTCCTAAAGTTCCATTTATATACGAAGATATGGTATGTATAAAGTCTGTATCAAATGCAATATTAGATATGTATAACTTATCAGATAATGAACGCAAAAAAATGGGTCAACTTGGTCGCAAGTTTGTTGTTGAGAATAACTATAAAGCATCCGACATGATTTCAAGTTTCTCTGATTACATCAAACAAACCTTAAATACTTTTAAGAAACGAGAGGATTACTCTATTGTAAAAATTTAAAATGAAAGTAATTTTATTCGCACCAGTTTACTCAAGAAGTGGTTATGGAGATCACTCACGTGAAGTTGTATCGTATTTGCTTGAAAATAAAAAAATTGAATTAGAAATTATTCCTGTGAGTTGGGGAAAGAACCAAGATACCTACTACACACAGAAAAACGATTTAATAGAAAATATAAATAAATGTGTCATCACCAAAATTTCAGAAAAAAAGTATGATGTATGTGTCACGATTGGAATGCCAACGGAATTTAAAAATATAGGAAACTTTAATATCGGAATAACGGCAGGAGTTGAAACGAATCGTGTTTCAAAGCAATTTTTGCACCACACAAACAAAATGGACTTATTAATAGTTCCCTCAAACTTTACTCGTAGTGTTTTTGAAAACACAAAATATATAGACGAATCTCAGAATGAACTATCACTAACGTGTGAAATAAGTGTGGTAAATGAGTATGCTGATTTTGTTTTTTACAACGACAACGATACTCAAAATAATATTCTAAGTGAAATAAACGAAGACTTCTGCTTTTTATCTGTGGGGCAATGGATAAGTTCCGAACAAGATGATGGTGGTCGTAAAAATATTGCATCACTCATTGAAACCTTCATAGAAACATTTCGTGGTTTTGACAAAAAACCTGCCTTGGTTTTAAAAACAAATGGTTGTAATTATAGTATTGCAGATAAACTAAGAATTCAAAATAAAATAAAAAATATTGTTAATTCACATTCACATGATGAAAACCCAAACATATATCTGTTGCACGGTGAATTGAATAATAAACAACTTTATGATTTATATAACAACGATAAAGTAAAAGCATTTGTTACACACACTAAAGGTGAGGGATTTGGCAGACCTTTGTTAGAAGCAATATTATCAGGACTACCTATCGTATGCCCAAAATTTGGAGGATACCTTGATTTTTTAAACGATAGTAATTCTTCATTAATTAATGGAAAACTACTCGACGTCGGTTCAAATAATTCTTTATTTTGTGAAAACGCAAAGTGGATACACGTGGATGTAAAAAAATCGTCAAAAGCAATGATCGATGTGTTTGAAAACTATAATCACCACAAAGAAAAAGTATCTAAATCCATCGGTAATATAAAAGAAAATTTTTCAAAAAAATCAGCACACGAAAAGTACGAAAATATATTCAAAAATATAATCTAGATTAAATTAATTTATATTTTCTTTACAATATATCTTGATGTATACTTATATATAAGTGGACTATTATAAAGTATATTTAAAAAAGTTGGTAGGTGGTTTTATACCAACAACACAAACTAGATTAAAACCTGGACAGGTAATTACATTTAAATATCGTGATGATATACCAAGTCGCAGAAAGTTAAGCAGACTTATACTTGTTTTATCAAATCGTCCGGGTAAGGGTGGACGATTAATTCATGGAATTTCACTACAATATATTCCCTGGCAACTTTTCAGAACATTTATGCAAAAGGTAGTTACCTATGATACTTTATTATTAATACAAAGAAGATTAGAAATTCAAGCACCCTTAAATGAGTTTCTTGAAAAACCAATAGGGTTTTATGATTCTTATATTAAAAGATACTTAAAAAACTATGATTGCTATAGAACTTATTCTCTTTCTAAAATTTCCACCCCACGTATTTCGTGTTTAGATTACTCAACTATGTTTCCAACAGGAAAAAAAGAAGAAAGGTCATTGCTTGTAAATCGCAGAGATTCATTGAAAGATATTTTAAAAGAACGTGAAGTAATCAATAGATTATTAAAATCAGAAGAATCTATATCTATTGATAATAAAAACTCAAGAAGATTGATAATAAAGAGATTTGGAAGTATAGAGAATTTTTATGATGCCGTACGAAAATTAGATACACTTGTAGATGAAAATGTAGATGAGGATGACATTTATAAGAACTTGAAGTCTGGTATTAAGAAATGAGCATATCAATTAGTTTCGCAATAACTACGCATAATGAATGCGTTCAGTTAAAAAAGTCAATTGACTTAATTGAAAATAATTTAGATGATGGTGATGAACTTATAATTCTTGATGATTATTCGTCCAACACAGATACACTTGAAATATTAAAAAATAAAAAAGTATTTAAAAAAGAATTCGTTAAAGACTACGCAGAGCATAAAAACTATTTAAACAAATTGTGTAGGTGTGAATACATATTTCAATTAGACGGAGATGAGGTATTGAGTAATAATTTGATTGTAAATATTAAAAACATCATAACAGATAACAGAGAGATTGATCTGTTTTATATTCCACGGGCAAATTATGTACATGGAATTACAAAGTATTATTTAAAAATGTGGAATTGGAGCATGGATGGTAAACAAAGAGTAAATTATCCTGACTACCAAGGTAGATTATATAAAAACGAAAAAAGACTTTACTGGCATAGACAAGTACATGAAAGAATAAAAGGAAACTTAAATTTTACCAAACTGCCATTAAACAAAAATCTTGATATAATTCACGAAAAAAATATACAGAAACAAAAAGCAAATAATAAATTTTACACAGAAAACTACGATAATGACTGCATTAGAAAAAAATAAACTTGGAGTGGTTGCTTGTTACTTTAATCCACAAAACTATTTGTCTAAGTATATAAACTTTTTAGACTTTTATACTAAAATAAAATCAGATAAAAATATAGATATTTTAGTTGTTGAATCGATACAATCTAACTCGGTATATCCTCTTAAGAATGTAATAAATGAAAACATATTATCTGTACAGACAAATTCTGTATATTGGCAGAAAGAAGAACTAATAAATCTTGGATTTAAAAAATTTATACAAAACGGATATAAAACATTATGTTGGTTAGATGCTGATATAGAATTCTTAAATTCAAATTGGTCAAAAAATATTGTAGAAGAACTGATTAATAATGATGTTATTCAGGTTTTTGAGAAAAGTCATGAAGTAATCAATTCAAGTTCAGGCAAAATAGATCATGATTCATTTGTAAAAAAAATAAAAAATGGTATCAATAATCCATTTAGAAGAATAGGAGAAATTGGATACGGATACGCATATAAGTCAAATATAATTGAAAATGGTTTTTTATATGAAAATGCAGTTGTTGGTGGGGGTGATTTTTTAAATATAATACCCTTCATTGAAGGTGTTTGTTTTGAAGATATAAAAAACGACAGATACTTCCAACACGCAAACGAAGAAATGGTGGAAGACTACAAAAACTGGTTTGAAAAAAAGGAAGCAGTAAAAATTGGATATGCAAAAAATACAATTCGTGTTGAGTTTCATGGAGATAGAAAAAACAGAAATTATTTAAAACGTGAGCAAATTTTAAAAAATTTAAACTTCTGCCCTCAACAAGATTTTGAATATACAAATACACACTCAACTCGTAATCTTAAAAATAAAAAACTTGAAGATTATTTAAAAAAATATTTTAAAGAACGAAATGAAGATTATTTTCTCAACGACAAAAGTTCAAAACGATATTTTAAAAAAATTATAAATAAAGTAGCAGATAATCTTAACCTTCCAACGGATAAAAGTATGCTTGAGGTTGTAGATTCGTTTAAAACAAAAAATCAAAAAAGCAAGATAGAAGCATTAGACATAAAGAAAAACAGATTGTGTGTTTGGTCAAAAAATAACATAAAAGAAATTAACCTGTCTAGTTTTGATTTTGTACAAAACATAATTTATGATAAGTCGGATAGATTACAACTAAACTCAATACAATCACCTAACTATGATCGTTTTCCACAAACTTATTTAAAATTTATTATACAAAACTATAACAATCTACCGAGTGTAATTTTATTCTGCAATGATAATACTGACCAATCAATTATATTAAACAAACTTGATAACTTAAAAAATATACCAAACGATGAGAATTTAAAATACACACAAATTGCTGAAAATACAGAAAAAATAAGACTTGATAATACAGGTCATATTGTTGGTTTATATAAAAAAACAAATGTAGAAAAAAGTAAATTCACCTTTGAAGAATGGAATAATCATTTCGGAAAATCTAAAATAAGATTTGAGTATTATAAGAATCCAAATTTTTATATAGGACGAAATATAATCAAAAAGAATAATGTAGAATTTTATACAAACCTCTTGGACAATATATCAGGTAAGCAAATTACGGAAAACGAACTATATTTAAACAGAAGTTGGATAAATATATTTGAATCATGATAATAATATCAATACACATATTTCCTTTTGAAATAGACAGACTCGAACGATTACTTATGTATTTAAATGATTGTTTTTTATATGTAGATTTAAATAAAACCGAAATACTACTTCATGTCACACTTAATAAAAATGAAAATTTATTAAAAAGTTTAAGTAGTAATGATGATAAATTTATTGAATTAATGAAAAAAGTAAAATGTGAGACATTTTACGAAATTAAAAACGACAACAAACTTCTTGGGGTAAACGATCACAGAAGAAAAACTATACAAATATCAGAGCAGGATGATCAGATTATATTCCTTGATAGTGATTTATTTTTTAACGAAAAAATACTTGCACATCAAATTAAATCAATTGATTTTCTTAAAAAGAAACATGAATTTTATATCATATCACCTAACACAATTAGACTTTGGGACAAAACCTGGGACATCCTTACACATGAATTATATATTAATCATTCATTTAGTTTTCATAAAAAAGCAAATTTTTATAACATTGTAAATCAAAACTACGGAATGATTTCACTACAGAAAATAAATAAGTTCAAGTGGGGAGGTGGTTGGTTCAACTGCATATCTGCAAACTTACTTAAATCAATCGGAATACCAAAGTCATTTAAAGGATATGGTCTTGATGACACATTTGTAATGGAATGTTGTAAGTTGATTAAAAAAGAAAAAGGTGATGTATCGCAATATATTTTAAAAAACATGATTGTATGCGAAGATATACGAATTGATACTAAAAAATACTTTAAAGAAAATGCTCCAAACTTTAAAGAATTTTGTAATAAAAGGTTCAAACATGAGTTGTCATCTTTTTTAATTTCTTATAAAAAAGAAACGATATAATATATATGATTATGAAGAAACGAAAAACTTTATCATTTTTAGCAGTGGGTTTTGCTTTATTTTTCACACAAGGTTGCGTATCTATACCTTGGAATTTAAAAAACGAAAGAGTAGAAATCACATCGGACATTGAAGAAAAAGATACCGAACTTAATCGTCACCTAAAATCATATGTAACAGGTACGGTTGAATCTTTGTCACAATCAAAAAACAAAGGAAGTGAGGAAAAGATTGCATTGAATTTTGCAACCAAGGCACAGGAAATAATTGGACTTCCAAGTCCAGGTGACAAAATTCATGTTAATGATGTAATCGCAGGAAATGAAGATGCACTTGATAATCTTAAAGACCGAAATGATGATGTAATATTACTATCAAGGCAGAAACAAGTTCTTGGGTATGAATTAAGCAATACAGAAGACAAATTAATTGAACTTGGACAGGCATCAAAAAAAGATGATAGTTTTTTTGCCAAAGCATGGAGTTGGTTGACAACCACGTTTGGAATAATTGGAGCAATTGCAATATTAATCATCGGTGGTCCAGCACTTATACCAATTTTTGGTCAAATTATAGCATGGGTAGTAACTAAAATACCAGGACTCGTAGGGTGGATGGGATTAACAAGTTTTTCACTAACCAAGAATATTATAAAAGGTGTACATGATGCAAAAGAAAAAATAAAACTAGCAGATGAAGAAAGAAAATTTTCTAAAAATGAAGTGCTTGATTTATTCAAATCTAATCTCGGAAATTCAACAAACCACTCTGATAAAAATATTATCAGCAGAATTAAAAGAAAGTTCTAATGAAAGAGATTATTGTAGAGAACAAGAAATTCAAAGGTGACCCTTCACGTTTTAAAGGAAGTCGTGATGATAATGCTCTTGGATTTGCATGGAGACCAGGACAAGAAGAAACTAATATAACAATTAATAATTGCGAAATAGATGCAAACGGAGTAGCAGAGGGTCTTAAATTAAGTTATTGTAAAAATGTAAAAGTAACAAATTGTACTATTATAGGAGGATATGAAGATTGTGTTGATATTGTCCGTGGATCAAATATTGTGTTTCATAAATGTAAATTTATAGCAAATAACACAAAACACCACTTTACAATAAAGTGTAATGTAGATGGTGTTAAAATAATTGATTGCGAATTTATCAATGAATTCAACAACATATTAGATGGTGCGTGTGTTGATCTAGGAAACTGGGGAGATTATGATATTGAAAAATTACCAAAAACCAGAAACATTGAAATAATAAATTGTAAACTAACAAATTTCAGAAAAATAAAAAAAATAATAACAAGACGGTTGTATGCAGAAACACCAAGTGTTGTGTGTGATTCTGGATACAAGTTAAACATTCCAACACTATTTGTTTCTTTGTTTTGGTCGTATAAACGATACGAAAGTAAACACAATAAATAATATATATTATACTTATATAAAAAGGTTATATCGCACTTAAACTTATGGAGATTGTGTTATATGAAGATTGGAGTAGTCGGTAATGGTTTCGTGGGTCATGCAATGACATTGCTTAGACCACACGTAGAAGTATTAGTATGGGACGTTGTTCCAGAAAAGAGAGATCCTAAAACATTGGATATTGAAACATTTGTGGAGGAGTCCGAAATTATTTTTGTTGCAGTTCCCACACCAATGAATTCAGACGGAAGTGCAAATCTTGATATTGTTCGTTCAGTATGCGAAGAAATTCAAGAAATCGATGATACCAAGTATATAGTCCTGCGTTCCACTGTACCACCTGGAACGAGTGAAGAACTTGATGTTAATTTTATGCCGGAATTCCTTACCGAAAAGAATTGGGAAGAAGATTTTAAAAATTGTAACCAATGGATACTTGGTTCTACTGATGTTTTTTTATATGAAAAAATAAAAAGAATGTTTGAACTTGCATACAACAATGGAAGTGGTTCTGTTGTAAATAAGGAGGTGATTCAATGTAAACCGAGTGAAGCAGAAATGATAAAATATTTAAAGAATGTATTTCTAGGTGTAAAGGTTGGTTTCTTTAATGAACTTGAATCTATCTGTTCTAAGTTTGACATTGACTATGAAAATGTTCGTTGCATAGCTACTCAAGATAAAAGAATAGGAAGTGGTCACACTAAAGTGCCAGGACACGATGGTAAACGTGGGTTTGGTGGCACCTGTTTCCCAAAAGATTTGAATGCCCTTGCAAAATTTGCAGAAGACAATATGATACCAACACCGATCCTAGATGCAGTTATTAAAAGAAACGAACAACTTGACAGACCTGAGCAGGACTGGAAATCGGACAAAGGTCGTGCAGTAATTGGGGATAAAAAACAAAATAAGTCAAAAAAGAAATGAATTATTTTGACTTCTTCAACGGTGACGCAGACGGAATTATCAGTCTTCATCAATATCGCTTGCAATTTCCACAAAAAAGTGAAGTTTTCACAGGAGTCAAGCGAGATGTAAAACTTCTAAGACACGCAGTTGAAATTAAAAACTCAACACTTAGTGTTTTTGATATTTCATTGTTGTCTAATAAAGACTACATAGATGGGATACTAAGTAACAATAATCGTGTAACTTGGTTTGATCATCACGAACCAGGTGAAACCAAACTCGGTGACAACTTTGAGATATTTGTAGATGCTGATCCAAATTGTTGTACAAATATTTTAGTAGACAATTATATTGATGGTTTGTATCGTCCGTGGACAATATGTGGTGCATACGGTGACAACTTGCACGAACAGGCAGAAAAACTAAATCCATGTTTTGATGAATACTCACTAAGTAAGTTAAAAGAAATAGGTGAAACATTAAATTACAATGGATACGGAAACGAAATAACAGATTTAACTGCCGATCCAAAAGATGTATATTTAGATATAATAAACTACGAATCACCATTTGAATATAGACAAAAATCCGAAATCTATAATAAAATATTTACTCAGATGAAGTCAGATGAAAGTGAATTAAACTCATCCGAAGTTTTACACAACTCAAACACAGGAAAGGTGATTCTGCTTCCTAATACATCAGCATCAGTAAGATATTCCGGAATTTATAGCAACACCCAAACAACCGAAAATCCAACTAAAGCATTTGCGATTCTAACGCAAGTAAACGAAAAAAATTATCGTATAAGCATTCGTTCCCCAAAAGAAAATCCATATGGTGCAAGCAAATTGGCACTTCAATTTCCAACGGGAGGTGGTCGTGAGAAGGCTGCAGGAGTCAATGAACTACCAACAGAAGAACTAAATAATTTTATTGAGAAATTTGAGGAGGTTTTTGGAAAATGATAGTTTCTCATAAGCATAAATTTATTTTTTTCAAACCTTGGAAGGTTGGTGGAAACAGTGTTGAATATAATCTCATCGAGCAGTGTGGTGAAAACGATATAATTGACACAACCCACCGAAACCCACAGGATACACTTGATATTGTTGGAAAAAAAATATTTAATAAATACTTCAAGTTTACAATTACAAGAAATCCGTGGGACAGAATGGTATCATATTTCTGGTGGCAGGACGGAGGACTTGTTGGAGAAAATCACAGAGAGAATGTTGATAAGTTGGTCAAAATGAAATTTGATGGATATGAATTTAAAGAGCAATTCGCAAGATGGATAGGAAATTATACACAATTTAATCAACCCTATTACTTTGATGAAAAAGGAAATCCATCAATGGATTATTATATGGAATTTGAAAATCTTGAAGAAGAATACAAGAAGTTGTGTGAAAAATTAAAAATAGAACATAAAAGTTTAAAAAAAATCGGAGCATTTCCTTTTAAAAAGAAAAACGAAGAATACTGGAAATACTACAATTATCATTCGGGTGCGATTGTTGCAGAACGACATAAAAAAACAATAAAAAAATTTAATTATACGTGTGGTCCTTATCCGAAGGCAGATACTTAATAATATATGAAGTTATTAAATGCCAAAGTAGAAAACGATCAAATAGTTTTAAAGTTTGAGTATCGTGTACTTGGAATTGGAGAAGATATTACATTTATTCATAAATTAAAACTCGGTGACTCACCTATGGAAGTGTGTGAAGATTTAGTAAATACTGCCAATGGCATTATAGATAAACTAGAACTTGATATGGAAATTAAATCAGCAGAAAAAAAGTCCGACATTTCTGAACAAGATTTGTCTGATAGGTGGGGATAAAATTATGAGCAAACAAGACGAAAGCATTAGACCTTGGGGAAATTATGAAATTCTTTTAGATGCAGAATACTGCAAAGTCAAACGCATCTTTGTAAAACCAGAACAAAGACTCAGTTATCAATATCACCACAAACGACAAGAAGCATGGACGGTTGTTAGTGGAATTGCAAGAATAACCTTGGATGATGTAACGGAAGATTACAAACCAGGTGAAACAGTATTGATTCCACTTGGAGCAAAACACCGAATGGCAAACCCAAGTGATTCAGAAGATATGATTTTAGTGGAGGTTCAAACAGGCACCTATTTTGGTGAAGATGACATTGTAAGAGTCCAAGACGATTATGATCGTCCAGAAAAACACGAATCACAATAACACCATGAAAACAGTAGCAGTTAGTGGATATTTTGATCCAATTCATGTGGGGCATCTTGAATACCTTGAACTGGCAAAGAAACTTGGTGATCGTCTTGTTGTTATCGTTAACAACAACCATCAGTGTGTTCTTAAAAAAGAGAAACCATTTATGGACGAATCAGATAGAGTTAGAATCGTAGAAGCACTGAGTGTTGTTGACGAAGTATTTCTTAGCATCGACAAAGACAAAAGTGTCTGTGCTTCTCTCGATGCAATAAAACCCGACATCTTTGCAAATGGTGGAGATAGAAGTGTAGGTGAAGTTCCGGAAGGTGTGATTTGTAAGAAACATGGAATAGAAATGATTGATGGTCTTGGTGATAAAATAAGAAGTTCATCAGACTTGACTGGATTGAAAGAAAAGAAATAGTCTAAAGATATTTATAGGCATGGATAAAGTTTTAATAACAGGAGGTGCAGGATTCATTGGCACAGCACTTATTAAAAAACTTTTAAGCACGTATGAGAATATAGAAATTGTGTCTGTTGACAATTATAGTAGTGGATGTATACACAATCACGTCAAAAGTAAAAGTGTTAAGTATTTCAATAAAGACACGCAGACATTGATTCCAAAAAAATTTGATTTAAATAACACAAAGATGGATTATGCAGACGCATTTGAACCGAATGTTGTTTTTCATTTCGGAGAGTTTTCAAGAATCGTTAAAAGTTTTGATGCTTTAAATAATTGTTGGGATTATAATATACAAGGAACTAAAATGGTCATTGATTATTGTGTCGCAAAAAAAGCAAAGTTAGTTTATACCTCATGTCCACGTGAATTCGGCAACGACAATAAAGACGAAAATCTTTCTCCGTATGACTGGACGAAAGCAAAAATGGTTGAACTTATTAACAACTATGGAAATTGGTTTGATCTTAAATTTGAATTAATTTACTTCAATAATATTCAGACATTAGATGAACAATCAAGAGATATTACCAATATTAAAAATATTGTAAGTGGTGTAATTTTGGCAGCTGAAAACGGACTATAGGAATACTGATTTTCTGTTACTTACATTTCAAAGTAATTCTGGTTGACTTTTTTTATAATTTATCCTATACTAATAGGTTTAAATGAAAAAGTATTTCTACGAAAAAAACAATCTTGTTGAGTGTTCTCACAATATTACCTTTCACGATCTTTTGCAAAAAAATGGTAAGGAACTTGAAAGGTGGATTGATGATCTAAGAAATTATATAGTAACAACTTGGGATGAGTTGGGTCTTCCTCCGAGAACAGGAAAGAACGAAAAAGACATAATAGCAAACTTTAATAAACTAGCAGGATACAACACATATAAATTTCTTCAAACCGATGAAATGGATGGAACAAAAACTATAATAAGAAATTTCAACAAGTTTGCCACGGTAGTAGATCAGTTTTTCCCAACGATGCTTAAAACAAAAATCGGTTCTAGCAAGCATACATCTTGGAGTGTATATGATTGTTTTGCAAATCCACTAAAACGAGAAAGTTTTCACACCTGTATGAGAAGAACGGTTCGTAGAGATTCTTTTTATGCCCACGGAAAAACTATTTGTAAAAACGATCTTGAAGTTCCATGTCCAACCGAAAATGGAGAACAATGGGTTCGTAATTTTGTTAAAGAAAAACATCTTCATCCAAATAACGACTTTTGGATAATAGAATTATTTACAGAAAAAAAATTTGAAGCATATGAAGCAGATCATTTGATGCTTACCTCAAAGCAAATCAAAAAATTATACAAAGAAGGTTTGCTTGAAATAAACAACATCAGAAATTTAGAAAGAACTGCAAACTTCGGTGACGATATAGAAAATATAAATGATGTAATTATAGAAGACGAAAAAGAAGTACAATTCAAATTCAGCATTCGTTACTATAACAAGAACTCACGAATTTTTCCATCGGCAATGGAAGCATTTAAGTTGGGTCTTAGTCAACCAGCAGTAAACTTTCCTCCGTTGACTGCAAAATATATATACCAAAAATACACAGACCACATTCAAGATAAAAGCAATCTTCACATATATGATCCAAGTGCAGGGTGGGGTGGTCGCATTCTTGGTGCTATGTCGGTACACGATAGGCAAATTCATTATATAGGAACTGATCCAAACACAGACAATTATATAGACGAACTAAATCAAAGTCGTTACGAATATCTTGCTGACTTCTTTAATGATAAAACAAACGGAGGTAATCCTTTCTTTGGTCATCGTAACACTTATGATGTTTACCAAGATGGAAGTGAAGAAATTCACAAGAATCCAAGTTTTCAAAAATACAAAGGTAAACTTGATTTGGTTTTTACAAGTCCACCATATTTTAATCGTGAGCAGTATTCAGCAGATGATACTCAGAGTTTCAAAAAGTTTCCAGAGTATGAAGATTGGAGAGACAACTTTCTTCGTCCTACCTTAAAGACGGCTGCTGAGTATTTGAAGAACGATAGATACTTACTTTGGAATATAGCAGACATCGCAGACGGAGATGGATTTATGCCATTAGAAAAAGATAGTCGTGATATTCTTGCGGAATACGGACTTGAATATGTTGAAACTCTTAAAATGCTTATGACAACAATGCGTGGTGTTAAAGCAGAAACGGTTAAGAATTGTTGCAAGATAAACGGAGAGTTGCAAAAATACGAACCTATCTTTGTGTTTTACAAGAAATGAAGAAATATTTTTACGAGAAAAACAACCTCGTAGATTGGGAGCAAAACATAACCTTCCATCAGTTACTTTTAAAAAGCAAAGAGGAACTTGAAATTTGGTTGGATGATTTAAGAGATTATATTGTTACTACTTGGAATGAAAAAGGAATTCCACCGAGAAGTGGTAAAACAGAGAAAGATATTATTGCACAATTTAATAAACTACAAAGATATGATGTTAGCAAGTTTTTACATCGTGATGAACTTGACAAAACAGACACAATCATAAAAAACTTTAACAAGTTCGCAACCGTAATTGATCAGTTTTTTCCAACAATGCTTAAAACGAAAATGGCATTGCAAACAGGTACACACTCAGAAAGCATTTATGACTATTTCGTTGATCCAGATAAAAGAGATAGTTTCCATGTCACAATGAGAAGAACAATTAGACGAGATGCTTTTTATGCACACGGAAAAACAATCCGAAAAAACGATGATGAAGTACCATGCCCAACAAACGATGGAGAAACTTGGATTAGAAACTTTATAGCAGAAAAACATTTATACCCCAACAACGACTTTTGGATTATTGAACTTTTCACCGAAAGAAAGTTTGAAGACTATGAAGAAAATCATTTATTGCTATCTGCTAAACAAATACATCGGATGTATAAAGAAGGTTTACTTGAACAAAACAATATCAGCAATTTAGAAAGAACAACCGACTTTAATACAGATTTTGATAAACTTGATACACTTGATGAAACTCAATATAAATTTAGTATTCGTTACTACAACAAAACATCAACCATCTTTCCATCTGCAATGGAAGCACTTCGTCTTGGATTTGGGAGACATCCTGCCGTAAACTTCCCACCATTGACTGCGAAGTTTGTTTATCAAAAATATACAGACCACATTGAAAACAAAAATAATCTCATCGTATATGATCCAAGTGCAGGTTGGGGTGGTCGTATTCTTGGTGCTATGAGTATAGATGATCGTCAAATACATTATGTTGGAACAGACCCAAATACCGA